GGGCCGGCTCCGTTGTTGGCTGTGGCCAGGTCCACGGAGGTGTCGGTGATGACGACGGTGCCGATGGAGGTGTCCTCAAGCGTTCCCGATCCGGCGATCAGCAGGGTCGCCACTCCCACGGCCGAGCCGACCCAGGTGTATGTGCCGCCCGAGAATCCCACCGTGTCCGAGAGCGCCCAGGTGTAGCTGCCGGTGGTGGTGCCGTTCGAGTCGCGTGCACCGGTGGTCGTCCCGGCCCAGGTGTAGCTGCCGCTGGTCGCTCCGACCGGGGCGCGTTGCCCGGTGGTGGTTCCGGCCCAGGTGTAGGTCCCGGTGGTCGCGCCGACCGGGGCGCGCTGCCCGCTGGCTGAGCCCGTCCAGGTGTAAGTCCCGGTGGTCGCGCCGACCGGAGCGCGCGCACCGGCAGCCGTGCCGACCCAGGTGTAGCTGCCGGTGGCCGCGCCGCCCAGGGCGTGTGCTCCGGTTCCCGCCCCCGCCCAGGTGTAGCCGACGGTCGCGGTGCTCTTGGGTGTCCGCTGCCCGACGGCTGCGCCGACCCAGGTGAGAGTCCCGGTCGCGACGCTCTTGGGCACCCGCCGCCCGGTGGCTGAACCGCTCCAGGTGAAAGTTCCGGCCGCGGTGCCGTTTGAGGCGCGCGACCCGGCGGCTGTTCCCGCCCAGGTGTAGCCAACAACGGCGGTGCTCTTGGGTGTCCGCTGCCCAGTGCCTGCGCCCGCCCAGGTGTAGCTGCCGGAGGTCGTGCCGCTGGAGCTGTTCGCCGCCGCCGCGCCCAGCCAGGTGTAGCTACCGGAAGCGGTGCTCTTGGGCACCCGCCGCCCGGCGGCCGACCCGGTCCAGGCGTAACTCGCAGCGGCAGAGCCCTTGGCCACCCGCTGTCCGGTGGCTGAGCCTGCCCAGGTGTAGCTGACGGCTGCGGTGCCCTTGGGTACCTGTCGCCCGGTGGCTGAGCCTGCCCAGGTGTAGCTGCCGGATGCCGAGCTTTTCGGCACCCGCTGTCCGGTGCCCGTCACGACCCAGGCGTAGGCACCAGTAACGGCACCGCGTGAGATGTGCGCGCCGGTGGCCGAACCGGCCCAGGTATAGGTCCCGGTTGTCGAGCCTCTGGGGATGTGTCGCCCGGTGACCGAGCCCGTCCAGGTGAAGGTTCCGTCCACGGAGCCGACAGACGGGGGCGCTGCCCCCAGCATCCGCAGGGTCTGCAGCGCGGCAGCTATCGTGCCCGACGGTTGCAAGACACCGGTGGTCGACGCCGTGAGGGCACGCAGCGCGGCGGTTATGGTGCCGCTCTGGATCTGCTGGCCGGAAGCCGACGCCGTGAGCGCCTGCAACGCAGCGGCTATGGTTCCGGCCTGAGTCTGCGTGCCGGTGGCTGTCAGGGTGAGCGCCTGTAGCGCGGCGGTTACAGTTCCGGCCTGAGCCTGCGTGCCGGCGGCTGCTGCGGTGAGCGCCTGCAGCACGGCGGCTACGGTGCCTGCCTGGATCTGTTCGCCGGTGGCCGACAGGGCGAGAGCCTGCAACGCCGCTGCTATGGTTCCAGCTTGGGTCTGCCGACCGGTGGCTGCCGCCGTGAGAGCCTGCAGGTCCGCGGCGATGTCGCCGGTCTGGATCTCGACCTGGTGGCCCGTGGCCGCTGACGTGAGCGCCCGCAACGCTGCGGTGATGGTTCCGGTCTGGGTCTGTTCACCTGTGGCTGCCGACGTGAGTGCCTGCAACGCGGCGGCGACTGCGCCCGACGGCGCCATGATGCCGGTGGCTGATGCCGTGAGGGCCTGCAGGGTCACGCCGACGGCGCTGCTGAGAATTTCCTGCTCGCCCGTGATCGACAATGTGAGTGCCTGCAGCGTCGCGGTGACGGTACCGGCCTGGGTGTGCTCGCCGGTGGCCGCCGACGTGAGGGCTTGCAACGTCGAGGCCACAGCGCCCGACGGCTCCATGACGCCGGTGGCCTCAAACGTCAGGGCCTGCAGAGTCGCGGCGATGACGCTGTTCTGGGCCAGCGTGCCGGTGGCCTCAAACGTCAGCGCCTGCAGCGTCGCGGTGACGGTACCGGCCTGGGTGTGCTCGCCAGTTGCGGTCAGGGCGAGAGTCTGCAGCGCAGCCGTGATGGCACCCGACGGCTCCATGACGCCGGTCAAAGCAGCGACGGCTACCTGCTGGGCGGCGGCGATGGTGCCGGACTGGGCCTGCTCGCCGACTAGGTCCGCCATCAGCGCCTGCATGGTGGCGTCGACAGTGCCGGTGTAGATCTGCTCGCCAGTTGCGGTCAGGGTGAGAGTCTGCAGCGCAGCCGTGACGGCACCCGAGGGTTCCATGACGCCGGTGGCCGACGCCACGAGGGCCTGAAGGGCTGCAGCGACAGTGCCCGTGTAGACCTGCTCGCCGGTGGCCGCCGATGCAAGGGCCTGCATGGTGGCTGCGACAGTGCCGGTCTGGGCGTGCTCGCCGATGGCAGTCAGGGTGAGCGCCTGCAGCGCAGCAGCGATGGTGCCCGACGGTTCCATGATGCCGGTGGCCGTCAGTGTGAGAGCCTGCAGCGTCGCGTCGATCGTGCCCGTGTAGATCTGCTCGCCGGTGGCCGACGCCGTGAGAGTCTGCAGAGTGGCTGCGACAGTGCCGGTGTAGACCTGCTCACCAACAGCGGTGAGGGTGAGCGCCTGCAGCGCGGCAGTGACAGTGCCCGACGGCTCCATGACGCCGGTCAGGGTGGCGACGGTCATCTGCAATGTGGCAGCGATCGTGCCGGTGTAGGTCTGCTCGCCCGCGGCCGACGCCGTTGCCGCCTGCATGGTGGCCGCGATGGTGCCGGTGTAGACCTGCTCACCCGTCAGGGCGGCGACGGTCATCTGCTGGGTGGCCGCGATGGTGCCCGACGGTTCCATGATGCCGGTCAAAGTTGCGACGGTCATCTGCTGAGCGGCGGCGATGGTGCCCGTGTAGACCTGCTCGCCGATGGTCGATGCCGTCAGTGCCGGCATGGTGGCGTCGACAGTGCCCGTGTAGACCTGCTCGCCGACCTGGCTCGACGTAGTGGCCGTCATAGATGCTGCGACGGTGCCCTCGGCGTTGGAGGTGGCCTGCTCGCCCTCGGCTGTCGCCGTGAGGGCCTGTAGCGAACTGGTTACGGTGCCGGTGTAAATCTGCTCACCGGCTCCGGCGAACAGTGCTGTCTGCAATGCCGAGGCGACAGTGCCCGACGGTTGCATGGCGCCGGCGAGCGCAGCGGTGGCCGAGAGTAGCACCGCGGCAGCCGTTCCCGACTGGGCTTGTGCGCCGGCAAGCGCGGCGGTCAGTTTTGTCAGCGCAGCCGCGACAGTGCCCGACGGTTGCATGGCGCCAGTGAGAGAAGAAGTGGCCTTGGTGAGAGTGGCACCCATCGTGCCGGTGTATATCTGTGCGCCACTAAGGGCCGAGGTGGCTTTTTGCAGCGCCGAGGCGACAGTGCCGGTGGGCTGTATCGGCGTGAATGCCACCGTGATAGAGGTATATTCATCAGAGCCGCCTACAGTGAGGCTAGTGGCTGCGATATTTGAACCCGGTGTTGCCAGGGTATTTAATCCCAAAACCGATTGACCTTGGTTATTAGAATAAATCCGAATGTTGCTCCAGCCACTAGGGACTGATGCAGTTCCTAGGCCGTCTACAGCTATGCCCGACAAAACAAGAGCGGGTGAACTAATGTTAGCGCCGGTCAGCGAAGCTAAAAAACCCGGCGTCGCTGCATCATTGCTGTCAAAAGTTGAGTTTGCGGTGTCAATAGGAGTGGTTGGATCAACACCCCTTAAAACAACACCAATCACGTTACCGGTTGAGTTCGCGCCGTAAAGGTTTGTTGCGGTGTAAGTGGTGGTTACCGCACTAGCCTCACCCGAGGTGACTTTGTGATAAATGCAACACTGTTGATGAGAGTCGGATTCCACGTCAACGCCAGCACCGAGAACATTCACCCAACCGGATGGTTCAGTGATGGTGTGGCCGGTCGTTGTAGAACATGACCACAGAACCACCACGTCATCTGTGGCGGGGGTGTAACCGGAAAAAGTCACGGATGGTGAGCGGCTGGCGGTGATAACTGCTGGTATGTTGCTTTGGACTACGATGTCAGCAGGCTCTACCTCTTGGACTGTCCAAAGCATCGCCCCAGTTCTGGCAGCGGTTAACGCGCTGATGGTTCCACGCAGCGTCATTGCCGATGCGCCGGTGGTGACTAGGCGATAACCTCCATCTGCCGCCATGTCATTGCCGCTGGTGGTCGTTAAATGGCCCGTCGGCCGTTCAACATAATTACCGTTCCAGGTGATACCGGCAGCAGCATCATCAATGCTGGTCGTGGACCTGGTGAAGGTAGCAGAGTCGTCATTGAGGCCAACCATCAGCATGACGATGGCACCGTCTGAAACATCTACTGTTCCGCTACTCGCCGAAACTGTTCCACTGATTTGTGACGGCCACGCCGCTGTAGAGAACTGTGGAGTGGACCACTTCTCACTCAAACCCCTTGTCAGGGAGTAGGTTTGAGTTGCGGCAACATCCACGGCACTTGAAAAGGTGATAGTGGCTGTTGTGGTTAAGCTCGTCCAATCCTTGTACCAGGCCCCAACTTTCATTGATCCGGTGCCATTGCCCGCCGCTACCGCGCCGTCCGCGAATTCGGTTACCTCAGTCCAGGCAATGCCACCCGTGGTGTCTGCGCATGTCGCTGTAACAGAGAAGTCTTTCCAAGCTGCAAATACATAAACCCGGTCGCCTGGTGTCGGCGGAGTTGCCGACATTGATCGGACAGCGCTGCTTACGGCAGCAACAGCGTCCCATCCCTGCTGACTCTTATAGGCGATTGCCATGCATTACCGCCTAAGGATTACGGACCCTCTGGCAGTGTGATTGTCGCCGACGTGATGGACACCGTTGAGCCCGACGTGATGGCCACCGTGTTGAGAACAAGGTCCGCGGACGAAGTGCCCACGGTTCCCTGGGCCACCGTGGTGCCGCCCGACTGGGTCAGGATGCGGAAATACGTTGCCGTGCCGGTGTTGTCGGCACTGGAGTCCGACGTGATGGATGCGAAAGTCGCCCTGCCCCCGGGGTTGGCATCGGCGTACGACGTGAAACATGTTGCGCTGCACGTCAGTTGCGCCAGGAGAACAGACGCACCGATGGACGCGTCCGCGTCGGCGGGCACGGTGCTGGAATAGATGTTGATGACCGCGGCGGTGCCGGCGTCGAAGGAGGCCGACAGGGTGGTGGCGTTGAGCATTCCCTGTGCTACCGCGTTCGTGATGTAAAACCCAGCAGCCATCAGATGATCCTTACCTGTGCCTCGGCCTTACCGCCGATGTTCTGGGGCTCGAACCGGTGCAGGAGCCATGCTTCGGTGTTCCAGAGCTCGGTTTCCATACCGGCCCCGCGGAACACGTCGACCGCGGCTACGCACTGTTCGAGGGTCATCTCCCGCAGCGAGACGAACAGTTCGGGGTGGGCTTCTACGTAGGCGTCGGCCAGTTCGCGGGCCACCGGGTCGCGGCCTTCCCCGGTGTTCTTGTCCCAGGCGTCCTTGATGGCTTCCAGTTCGGTGTTAATGGTCCTCTCCTTGTCTAGGTGGATGAACCGTTGAGGGTGATTGCGGTGACGTTGTACTCCCCGGCCGCGTTCGCGGTCTGGTCACCCGTCAAGGTGTAGAAGCCGTAGTAGGTGCCCGACGTCGATGCCGACCAGAAGCTGATGTGGGTCGCTGCGCCCGATGCCGCCACCCCGGTGAAGGCCAGCGTGCCCGAGCTGGTGAAGTCGCCGTCCCCCGACGCGGCTCCCCAGGTGACGGGCTGGCGGGCGGCGGTGGCGATGTTGGAGGTGCCGGAGCCGCCGGGACCGGCGGAATGCAGCTGAACATGGGTGATGGCTGTGCGCAGCGCGTTGGCCGCCACCACCATCGCCGCATCGGATAGCGCCATGGGTTCATAATCTCACATGATCAAGGGCATGGGCGCTGCCAGCAGGCCGAACCGGTAGTGTGCGCCCGCGGCGGCGATCGCCGGGGAGATGTCGATGAACTGCCCGCGCCGGTCGAACGCCTCGGTTTCCCCGCTGTAGAGGAACCGGGTTTTTGCGTTGGCGATGGCGACGTTGAGTTCCTGCTGGTCGACGTGGGTGACGGTGCCCTCCTGAACGGCCGTCTGCAGTGCGCCGTAGGCGGCAGCCAGGTCGTTGTGCGACATCTTCTCGTACACGATGCCCGCCTTCACCAGGTCGGGCTCCAGTAGACGGGCAGCCCCGCTGGAGATCGCCACGTCGATGATGTCGCGCTCATTCTGCAGCTTGACTATCAGCGGGATGACCCCGGCGGTGCCTTTGATCGAGTGGACGACCACCAGCGTGCGCTCGCCGGGGGCGTCACCGGCCAGTGCGACGCAGGACCATTGCCGGTCCGGTGACACGTCGACCATCAGCGCGGCGGTCTGCAGGGGCTCGACGGTGGGTTCGGCCAGGGTCGACCAGCGCCCGACGTCGAACACCGCGCCCTCCCGGGACCAGATGCCCAGGCCCTCGCGCCGGAACCCGTCCTCGCCCAGGCGTCGGCGCAGTCGCAGGATCGACTCCAGGGGGGTGCGGTGCGGGTATGACGGGTTGGCCTTTGCGTACTGCGCCAGGTCGTCGAGGTCGGCGTCGTCGTCCGCGCCGAACTCGATCCACACGATGTCGTCGACATCGCCGGCCCACGCCTCGTCGCGCATCGTGGTGAACACCACGGAGTTGTCCTCGGGCTTGGGTGGCGTCCCGGCGTAGATGTGCAGACCTAGCGAGGACACGTTCAGGGTGGCGAGCATGTCCTGCATCGCCCGCTCCGAGAGGATCTGCCCCTCGTCGGAGACCAGCACGTCGACACCGGGAATGCCTCGGCCGAACCCGCGCTCGCGGGCGCCGAACAGGATGCGGCTGCCGTTGCGGAATCGCACCTCTTCGTCGCCGCTGCCGGTGTAGATCTTGTCGATGTGCGGGGCCACCCTGAGCCGCTTGGCGAAACCCTGCATCGACCCGAACGTCTCGTTGTGCGTTTTCGAGTGATGCGAACTCCAGATGACCAGTAGTCCGGGCCGGTCGATGCACAGTCCGAAGAGCGAGCCGGTGAAGAAGAACGTCTTGCCGGTCTGGCGGCAGATGCACATTCCGAAGCCGCCGACGGTGTGGATGAGCTTGCCGTTGGCCCCGCGCGCCAGCAGCAGACCCCCGGCGCCGTCCTGCCAGGGGTCGAAGGTGACGCCGAGTTCCTCGGCGCAGATGCGGCGGATCCGCGGCCAGTCGGAGCCGACGATTCCCGAGGGGATGCTGAGTTTGCGCGCGGCTTCGGAGAGCTTCTTTTTAGATGTCGGCGTTCCAGGGCTTATCGTCGCCAGACTTCCCGTTCTTGTCATCCGCCCAGCCTTCCCGCTTCTGCCGCTCCTCGATCTCCGCGATCTCCTTGCCGATTTCCTGGAGCCGTCGGGTGAGCGCGGCAAGGTCGCGCGGGTGACACTTCTCGTCTTCGATCGCCTCCGCGACCCGCTCGCGCATCGCGATGAGCAGCCTGAGGTGGTTGCCGGAGGCGGCGGCTTCGGTGACACTCACCGGAAGACGTCCAGCGCCGGCGCGGGCCGCCTCTGCTGCGCGAGCTGGCAGCGCAGTGCACCGACCTGGGCCGGGGTCATAGTCTTAATTCGCATGTTGCACGGGCGGCAGGCCCCCTCCAGGTTGGCCCGTACCATCGTCAGGTCCGGTCGCCGTTTGCGTGAGATCCGGTGGTTGGCCGTGGTGCTGGCGATGGTGCAGATTCCCGGTAAT